GTCTTTGATATTGACGGTCTTGAAACCAAGATTGGTGAGTGTGAACATATCGCAGAGATGAAAGCCTTTGTGGTAGAAAAGTTGGGTTTGACAACTCATTTTGATATCGGTATCGCAGAAGGTGTGGTAGACGATATGTGGAACGATTTCTGGGGTTATTATTAAAATAACCCTTGACATTGTTGTCAAAACATGGTAGAATGTTAATATAATTGAGAGAAAGTGAGAGAACTATGAAGATTCAAAAAAACATCAAAGACGTAAAATTCACCAACTGTAACGTATTCGGTACAGAGATGCCTGTCTCTGAGAATATCGTAATGGCATCTGCCGCTGGTTGGTATGTCGGTGCAGTCTGTAAAGACCCAGACTGTGGTGGTATGATTGTGCCTTTTGATAGGTACACTGATTACTATGCAACGCCTGAAGACGTTGCGAAATATTGTGGAACACTATTGGAGGCTGCGTAATGAAAAAACTAAAATACATTGTTTATACTCAAATGAATAAGTTGGGTAAAACTGGAGAGTTTGATAACGCAAAAGACGCTATCAAATGGGCGAAAGAGAACGTCTATATGTTCGACTACTTGAAAGAGAGAAAGGACACATGGGAAATTTTGTTTGAAGAAAACCTAGTTTGGATTGGTAAAGGAGAGGTAGTAGAATGCTAGATTTTGAAAACAGTGAAGCTGTAAATATCAATATGACAAGTTTGAAAGGATATGTTAAGACAACTTATGCAAAGTTAGTTGAGACATTTGGAGAACCAACATATACTGATGCGAGTCCTTATGAAAAGGTCAATGCACAGTGGACGTTAGAATTCAAAGTTCCTTTTGTAGACCCAGAGTATGGGGATGACTTTGATTATGTCACTGCAACGATTTACAATTGGAAAGATGGATATATTCCTACAGATGAGTATGAATGGCATATCGGTGGATTTGACCATGAAGCCGTAGATTGTGTTGAGAAAGTACTTGACTCTACTAAAGAATTAGTGTAGGATAAAATAATGTTCAAATTTATCTTTGGGATAATCATAGGAGTTGTGATAGTTTCGTACTATCCATCTCTCGCAGTGAACACTACTGAATTCATTCTGAACAGTGGTGTCTGTGAACAGATATATAATTATAACAACAAATAAGGAGTAAAATGAGATACAACAAATACAATAAAGGCTTTCGTGGTAAGAAAGATAAATATCAGAAAGATGAAGGTATGACGGTTACGGTGCGTCAAATCAAAAACAAAGATGGTACGATAACATCTGATGTTAATGGTGCTTTACGAGTTCTTAAAAAGAAACTAATGAAAGATGGTTTTTTCCAAGAACTAAGAGAACGTAGTTACTTCACTAGTAAAGGTGAAAAGCGTAGAAAAGCAAAAGCTGCTGGTAGACGTAGGTATCTCAAGAAGGTAGAAAAAAGACAAGCGGAGTTAGGTTATTGAACGATAATGTCATAGAATTTCCAACTAAATTCAAAGGTTTAAAAGCTCCTAAAATTAGTGATTTAGATGCTGTCAAGATGCAAGAAGATTTGAATTTTTGTGATAATCTTGCAGAGGGTTTAATGATTAATCTGATTCACAATGTAGGTGAGAATGGTTTTGATATTAAGAAGGATAGATTTATTGGTGACATAAGTTTCCTTAACGAAGTCGTTAGGGGAACACTTTATAGACAGTTAGGATTTCAACATCCTATGCAAGACTTTATGGATTTGATAGTGAAAACTGAGCTAAATAAAGAAGATAAAACGGTAGTGACAAAAGTGAATTTAGCAAAGATTGATGATTTACTTCCTCAATCGAAGGATGATGGTAACGGAGATGATATTAGTTGATATGAACCAAGTGACACTATCAAACTTGATGGTGCAAATTGGTGGTCGAAAAGAGATAGAACCAGACTTAGTTAGACATATGGTTCTAAATTCATTAAGAGGGTATCGTAGTAGATTCTCTGATGAATATGGTGAACTTGTACTTTGTTATGATGACAAGACTAATTGGAGAAGGGATGTATTTCCTAACTACAAACATAGTCGTAGAAAAGATAGAAAAGCATCTAAATTAGATTGGAACGCTATCTTTGATACTTTGCATCTAATTCGTGACGAACTAGATGAATTTTTCCCATATCAAGTATTGCAAGTAGAAAATGCAGAAGCTGATGATGTAATCGCATCTATCGTTTTCCATGTTGCAAAAGAACCATCTAATTATGAAAAGGTATTGATACTCTCTGGAGACAAGGATTTTATTCAACTGCAACAACATAATTTTGTATCGCAGTATAGTCCAACACAGAAGAAATTTATCAACGGTATAGACCCTACTACATATATTAAGACACATATACTACAAGGTGATAGAAGTGATGGAGTTCCAAACTTCTTATCACCAGACAACACTTTTGCAGATGAGTTAAGACAAAGACCCATCTCAAAAAGAAAACTTGAAACTTGGATTGAATTGAAGCCTGAAGATTTCTGTAATGAAGACATGATGCGAAACTTTCATAGAAATAGAACTCTAATAGACCTCAATTACATTCCAACAGAAATAGTTGACAAGTGTATTCAGACTTATCTGAACACACCATCTGGTGATAGAAAACAACTACTAAATTACTTTGTGAAGTATAAATTAAGAAACCTAATGGAAAATATTGGAGACTTCTAATGAATAAACCAGTGAAAACTTATACACCACTAATGTCAGAAGTATTGACAAAGGTGAACAATGCAAAAACTAAAGATAAAAAGATTGCAGTTCTAAAGGAACATGATAGTGAACCTCTCAGAATGTTAATCAAATCTTCTTTTGACCCAAAAATTAAATGGGTGTTGCCAGAAGGTAACGTACCGTTTAAAGCAAATGAAGCGCCTGAAGGAACAGAACACACACTTCTTTCTCAAGAGGTAAGAAAGTTCTGGCACTACATTGAAGGTGCAGATAATCAAACACCTAGAATGAAAAAGGAAACTATGTTCATTCAGATGTTAGAAGGTTTGCACAAAGATGAGGCCGAAGTCGTTTGTTATGCAAAAGATAAAATCCTACATCAAAAATATAAAGGTCTTTCTGATGCAGTAGTAAAATCTGCATTTGGTTGGACAGACGATTATTGGATGCCTAACGGTAACATTATTTGACTTGACTTTGTATCTTAATTATGATACATTCTAGTCAATGATTCATGGTATGGAAAAACCTCTCACTCTCTCTCTCAACATACCAGCGAATCAACCCTTGGGGATGGTAGATTTTCTACTATCCCCACTTTTTTAACCCCCCCAAACCCTTGATTTACAAGGGAAAAATAATGCTTGACTTTAACCTCAAAATAAGATAGCTTGTATATATGATGAGAAAAAGAGAGAAAAAGATGAATTTTGTGACGGTAAATGGTGGAAACAGAACTCAGAGAAAAGTCGCTGAGATTACTACCCACCAAATGATTGCAGAATTACTTCCAAGGTTTAGGACTTTGGATATTGAGGTACAACTCAAAAAATTCCACAATGAAGATGCGATTGGTTGGTGCTTGATGCAAGAAGATAATCGTACCTTTGTTATTGAGATTAACAAAGATATTGGTGTTACTGAATTGGTAACTACAGTGTGTCATGAGATGGTTCATGTCAAACAGTATGCACGAAATGAAATGACAGACGAATTGGTTGAAAGTGGCCATGCTGTCTGGAAAGGTAGAAAGATACATCCTAACACTGGATACTATCAGTTACCTTGGGAAAAAGAAGCATACAAGTTGCAAGATAAACTTGCGTTAAAAGTTTGGAAAAGTGGAGAAATCTAATGTTTAACAATGTAGGACATCCAATCGAAGGTTGGGCAATCTTGAAGTGTGAATCAGACAAACAACCAGAGATTGTTTCTTTGCATCAATGTTTGGGAAATGCAGAGGAAGAAAAGATGGTTCTGAATGAGATGGCTGAAGGTACAGATACTACTTTTGTAGTTAAAAATACTTTCGGTTGTATGATAGAAAGTACTTGACTTTGTTCTCAAAACATGGTACTATGATTCGTAACAATGAGAAAAGAGGTTATTATGAAAATGGCAAAGATGACAGCAGAACAGATTGTTGAGATGCTTGCACGAATGAGTGATGCAGAAAAACAAAAAACTGCAAATCTTATGGTGAACAAGTGGTTTCACTTGACAAAGAATTTTGTGAGTATGGTTGATGCAGAAATGCAAGACCAATTCATGAATGAACAGGCAGAAGCTTTTGAGATTCAAAAAGCTGCTGAAAATGGAACTAAATTATTTTAAGGAGAGAGAAATGAAACAACCAGTTGCTGTAATTCATGCTGCTTTTGGTGATACACCACACACAGTAGCATTAGTAGACGTACCAGAGTTACCATCATTGAGTGAGACTTTGGAGTACGCTTATCGTTGGACTAACAACGTAATGGGTTCTTGGTCAATCAAGAAAGAATTCTTTGATGATGGAGAACCAAATGGTGATTTTAATCCTAACGTCAAAGTGATGGCACCTTTACATGAAGGTGGTATGGGTTTAAGGTCAACTTCAGTTGGTGACCAAATGTTAGTTGGTAATAAAAAGTATGTTGTTGCCTCATTTGGATTTGAAACTTTGGAAGGAGAACCAGTATGACAATCAAAGCTAAAGGTAGACCATCTACTACCGTCATAGACCTAGATGGTTCTCAAGGGAACGCTTTCGTTCTCTTGGGATATGCAAACGAAACCATGAAGAAAAGTGGGTTTGATAAAGAGACAAAAGATAGAATCTTGAATGAGATGAAATCTGGAGACTATATAAATCTACTGAGAACTTTTGAAAAGTATTTCGGTAGTGTTTACACACTTCAAACTTCTAATCCAGAATATCTGGATGCATTTATGGTAGAGAAAAGTGCTTAAGGAACTATTAACTACATTTGTTATATCTGCATCAGCTTCTGGTGTAGATGTAACTCCACAAAGTACAATGGAATACCTAGATAAAGAAGCAACTTGTCTTGCAAAAAATATGTACTACGAGGCTCGTAGTCAAGGACTTGCTGGACAACTTGCAGTTAGTCTAGTTGTATTGAATCGTGTAAAGGATGATAGATTCCCTAACACAATTTGTGAAGTTGTGCATCAAGGGCCTGTCAGAGAGTCTTGGAAAACTAAAGGTAAGGTTGTTCCAGAGAGTCAACGAACATATCACCCAATACGAAACCGTTGTCAGTTTAGCTGGTATTGTGATGGTAAAAGCGATGAACCAAAAGAACCAACAACTTATGGTGCATTGTATGACATGGCGCTGGATTTAGTTTATGGTGATATTACAGTTGTAGATATAACTGAAGGTGCAACACATTACCATGCAGATTATGTTTATCCTGCTTGGAGAAAAACCAAGACTAAGACAATTGAAATTGAAGACCATATATTTTATAGGTGGGAAAAATGACACTAAGAGGTTATGCAAAAAAGTATGATATTCACAATGGGGTTGGATATGTATACGAATTTGAAAATGGATACGGTGCATCTGTAGTTTCACATGATGGTTCGTATGGTGGTAAACAAGGATTGTATGAAATCGCAGTACTTGACTCCACTGGAGATTTATGTTACAGTACTCCTATTACTGATGATGTAATCGGTTATGCAACCGAAGACAAAGTATTAGATACTTTACATAGGATACGAATGTTATGAGAGATTTAATATTATATACAGAACTAAAAACTATTCAGTATGGTCTTGTTTTAATATTGATTGGAGGCTTATATGAATTTCTTTTATCTTGATGAAGACCCTTGGACATCTATTGAATATCATTGCGACAAACACATAGTCAAGATGCCTACAGAGTACAAACAGATGTTGTGTACTGCACATAGAGTTCTTGATGGTGAAATGTATTATGACAAAACTGCAAGAGGTCACAAGATTAAACGGTGGAAACATCCAGACCGAAAGATGAACAAGGGCCTATATCTTGCTGGTCATGTTAATCACCCAACTAATATTTGGTTGCGTGAATGTCGTGAGAACTATATGTTGATGTATACATATTATAGACTAATTTGTGATGAATATACATATAGATATGGGAAAGAACATGGTGCAAAAGAAAACTGGTGGTTGTTACGAGAACCACCTAGTAATTGTCCAAGTTTAGGAAAGACTACACCAGTGCCACAAGCGATGAAAGAGTTTCCACAGTGTATGGTAAAAGGTGATTCAGTACAAGCATATCGTAATTTTTATGTCGTTGCAAAGAAAAGATTTGCAACTTGGAAAGAAAGAGGAGCTCCACTATGGTATCAAAATATGACCCAGAACCAGAAAGGTACTATGATTGGATGCTCTGGAAACTAAGGCAGGAAAAAATGGAAGAACAAGATGACCCTATGGATGATATCACTAAAAGTGGTAGTCTAAGTGGTTGGACAGAAAAACCATATATGTCACCACAACAAATGTGGGAAAGAGAAGTTGCAGAAATGCAAAAGTCTAACCACCAACTCATGATGCGTGTAAAAGAACAAGCAGAAGAGATTGAAAAATTAAAAAAGAAGATTGAAGATGCCAACTTATAGTTTTAGAAATAATGACACTGGAGAAGAATGGGATGAGTTTTTTTCTATCTCTGGTAAAGAAGAGTTCTTAGAACAGAATAAACATATCGTACAATTACCGTCACTGATATCTATTGTAAGTGATGTTGGTGGTATTAAAAACGATAGTGGTTGGGGTGATAATATGTCAAGAATTGCAGAAGCTCATCCAGGCAGTCCACTCGCAAGACGTTATGGTAAGAAGTCTACGAAGGATATAAATACTAGACAAGTATTGAAAAAACATAAGATTTTGAAGGATGTGTGATGGCGAAAAAACAAGATGTGAAAATTGATGATTTGGTAACTATTAAACCAATCACAGATAATCAAAAAGTTGCCTTTGAGGCATTTAAAAAAGACAATAAAGAATTATTTCTTCATGGAGC